ATCGTACACCGAAATTTATTAACGAGCAACAACAGGGCTATGTATTTGGTTATGATTTACAGAAGCCAGATTATCAAGTTTGTATAGTTACAGAAGGTATATTTGATGCATTAAGCATAAATGGCTGTGCATTAACACACAATACTATAAGCGACGAACAAGCAGAAATCTTAAAAAATCTAAACAGAAAAATTATTGTTGTGCCGGATCAAGACAAAACAGGTTTACAAATATGCGATAGGGCGCTTGATTTGGGTTTTTATGTGAGCATACCAAATTGGGAAGATGATATTAAGGACGTGAATGATAGTCTAGTAAAATATGGTAAACTAGCAACATTGCTAAGTATCTTGCAGTCAGCAACAAACAGCAAGATCAAGATAGAAGTAAAGAGGAAACAACTTGATAAACGACTACAACATTGATGTACAAACACTATTCTTGCGAATGATGGTCACAAACGCTGAACTTTATACCCGCGTCATGAATATTATGAATAGTGAAAATTTTGATAGAAGATTGCGACCAGTCGCAGAATTCATCATTGACCATACGAAAAAATATAATGTTATCCCGGAACCAATACAGATCAAGGCTACAACTGATGTCACTATTGATAAACTAGAAGAACTTGATGAAGGACATTATGATTGGTTCCTAGAAGAATTTGAATCATTCACTAAACGACAAGAACTTGAGAGGGCTATTCTTAAGAGTGCTGATCATCTTGAGAAGGGCGAGTATGGACCTGTGGAGAAACTGATCAAAGATGCTGTTCAGATTTCTCTACAGAAGGATATGGGCACAGATTACTTTGCTGATCCTAGAGCAAGACTCATGGCATTGAAATCAAACAATGGACAAAACAGCACAGGCTGGCCAACACTTGATCAGAAACTATATGGTGGATTCAATCGCGGCGAACTACAAATCTTTGCAGGTGGTAGCGGATCAGGTAAGAGTTTGATCATGCAGAATCTTGCGGTCAACTGGGTACAGAATGGACTCAATGGTGTCTATGTCACTCTTGAATTGAGTGAAGGCTTGTGTAGTATGCGATTGGATAGCATGATGACTGATACTAGCACAAGAGAAATTTTCAAGGATCTTGATAATGTTGAGATGAAAGTCAAGATGATCTCAAAGAAGGCAGGTCAATTACGTGTCAAGTATATGCCGGCGCAAAGCAATGTCAATGACATCAGAGCGTATGTAAAAGAGTTGCAAGTACAGACAGGAATGCGTGTTGACTTCATGTGTGTTGACTATCTTGATCTTATTATGCCTGTGACCGCAAAAGTAAGTCCTAGCGATTTGTTCGTCAAGGACAAGTATGTATCAGAAGAATTACGTAATCTTGCTAAGGAACTGAACGTATTGTTCGTCACAGCAAGTCAGTTGAATCGTAGCGCGGTGGATGAAATTGAGTTTGATCATAGTCATATCGCAGGTGGTATCAGTAAGATCAATACTGCTGATAATGTGTTCGGAATCTTTACATCGCGTTCTATACGTGAAAGCGGAAGATATCAGATACAACTTATGAAAACTCGCAGCAGTTCAGGAGTAGGACAGAAAATTGAATTGAAATACAACGGGGATACTCTACGTATCACGGACGACGGAGAATCATATCAAAAGGAACCTAGCCCTAGCCCTAGCCAAATTATGAGTCAAATCAAGACGACCAGTCAAATTGGGTCCGTAAATGAGATAGTCTCTAGGACTGTAGAACCCGAACAAACAAGCAAAAATGTTGATGTCCAAAGCGTAAAATTGAAAAGTTTGATAGCGTCATTAAAGAAATAAACTCCCTAAAATAGATAAATATCTATATGCAAAAGCAAACTAAAAGTCTCTTAGAAGAGTTAGAGGCCATTGGTCAAAATCGTGACATGAGACATGTTATTGAAAACCGTGCCAATAATGTCATAACAAGTGCTATTAATTTAATAGAATTAATTAATAAAAACTATAGCACAGACAAAGCCGAAATACTGGAAAAGAAACTTTTAAGTGCTATAAAAAACAGGGAGCCTAATAGATTTTCCAAATCTATTAGAAAGAAGGATGACAAAGAAGTTAAGTGAAAACGCAGGCAATATAATAGATGCACTTAGCGGTGCTTATGATTTTGCTAAAAATGTTAAAAATCCTTTAGGCAACTATGCTGCTAGACAAAAAACTGGCTTTAGCCCAGAACAACAACGTGCATACGAGATTTTTAGAAAAAACTTTATAAACGATATCGCTGATTTAATTGATTACGGTATTGAAAGAGAAAAGTTCACATTAGATACTCCCAGCCCTTTAGGGCCTGACTTAGCCATATCCCAAAGACCATCAGGAAGTAGGACAATTTCTTATCCGTCAGATTTTAAAGGTTCAAGAACTTGGAATAATACAAAAGATTGGCTTGAGGCTTATAGAGATGAGTTGGCGGCTATCGCTAATCAACAGCCAGACTTGCCGCCTCCTCCTGCCCCGCAAATACGAAGTCAGATGAATTTACCTTTAGATACTCCCCCTGAACCAGGAGTAGTACCCCAAGCCAGCACTCTAGGAGCGCAAGATTATGGGAGCGACTGGAGACAATTTGACAAACCTGCACTACAAAGAAGAAGGCAAACTCCTGCTCCTAAGTCAGTAACTCCCTCCCCTCAACAAACAATGCCCCGGGTATCAGAACCTGTCACGTTTGGAGGAGTGAAATATTACAAGGTAGACGGTAGATGGGTAAATGCAAAGGGTAGACCTGCTGATAAAAATACTAGCGATCTATTAAACAAGGTCCCGTTAGATGAGTCTTTTCCTGTCAAAGCAACAGTAAATGGTGTGACGTATACACATACTAAAGACGGTTGGTATAGCGACACCCATAAGGCAGAGGGTACTTTAGCAGAGTATTTAAATGAATCCTATATGTCTGCTTTAGTAGAGACAATCAATTATAACAGACTACAGAAAAAATATACGCAGTTATTAGAATCAACCGGATTACCGACGCTTGGGGATTATCTTTATAACAGTTTGATAAAAAAACATGTAGAATCTAATGATATTCCGCCTGCTGTTAAACTTCAAATACAAAATATATTAGATAATTTAAACAATAGCGTAACATCAAAAAACAAAGGTCAGGTTACTAAAGACCTTGAAAATATCGCTTTTTTAATCTTTAAAAATAGTTTCAATCTAATGCCTAGATTGATGCGTAAAGACAATCTCTAACACCGTGTTTTTTTGCCACAGGCATAAATAATAGTATGAGCCTCATGAAGGTTCAAAATAACATGGAGATTTAGAAAATGGCACAATTCACAAGAGTCAATGGTGACTTTAAACAAGTATTATGGTTAGACGCACCAGATTATACTAACACTGGTGTAAACGCTGTAACTTCAGCAGTAACAGTTCAGCCACAAGGCCCAAAGTTAGACTTTTTCACTCTAACAGGCAATGGCTCACAGATCGCTGACAACATTCAAGCTACATTCCAGACTATTCAACAGTTAGCAACTATTCATATCTATGAATATACAAATGCTACTGATGATACTCTAGCAATCGCAGTATATCCAACAGGCGCATGGACTGTTGCATCACTTGATGCAGCATTAGCAAATGCTTGGACATCAGCAAACGTAGCTGCTTCAGCAACAGCAACTTTCACTAACTAATAGTTAGTTTTTAGTAAGCAGAACAAGGCCCGAGAAGTAAAATTCTCGGGCTTTTTTGTGGCTGTAAATACGGCATGTCTCATAGAATCGCATGTTACACATTGTTTGATATAACTAAAACAGGTATATTGAATAGAGCCAGACCCGCTGATGATGTAACAGATTTTAATCTATGGTCTGATCAACGTGCGTCACAATGCAATTTAGACACGCTATTACAAGTGATATCTTTACGATCTCAACCTGATAATTCTACAATACCCCTAGCACAGTCTTTGAACTTGTCAGATACACATAATTTTGGAACACAGTATAACAAAGGATTAACTTATGTATGGAGTTTTGATTTTGAAGTTCAAAATTCCTCTGTTTTTGACGACGGGGATAACACACTAGGTGCTCTGTACAATGACTGTCAGGGAGTTCCTATGGTCAACACAAAAAACCAATTAAAGAGTTTGGAACTTATGCTTGACACAACAAATGAAAAAAGAAACATTTATTTTGTTAAATATAGTAATGAACAAGATTGATATTAAAAACAAGATTTCTGATCTTTTTATTTCCCGAGACAATGACGGAACATATAATCTTTTTGGGAACTATGTCATTTCAACCATAAACGGACAATATCATCTTGCTAAAAATGATGACTCTAATATCCTTATTTTTTATAGTTTAAAACATGCTGTTACTTGGTGCGTATTTGATAAAGCAAACAAATATAAAGAAGTAAAAAGAGTACATGAACTAGATAACGATATAGTGTCGGCCGATGCGTTGATTGCTAACTATAACCGTCTTATGACCAGTTGTAAAAATAGCAATAAATACATATATAAAGCAAAACTTATTGAGCAGAAGCTCAAAAAGCGTAAAATGCTTGAAGAAATTAACGATTTTACTGGATTATCCAAATATATGCAGAGCAAGAAGTTCGCTGAAAATCAACACAAATAATCGTTAATATGATAAATATATTATAATACTGGGATATTACTATGAAACTTAATGAATTAGGATACGCTAATACAGCAGTAAAGGCTTTAAAGTCAAATTTTGATTTTAATTTAGATGTTACTAAATTAGATCGCGGTCAAACCTTTAATTTTTTAACTAAGGTTAATAATGCACTAAAGGAGGCTAAATTAAAGCCAGATTTTGTAAAATCACAAACTAATGAAAACTATTTAAAAATGACTTTCATAGCCCAGGCTTTAAATGAACATTATAAATCATTTAAGAATACACGTATCGTTGTAGAGAACAAGGCTGTTGAAGATGCTCAAAATACTTTAGCAGCACAGGATATGGTTGATAGTGTTCAAAAAATGATTGAACAAGTAAACGATATGCTTGTCAAAGAATTACCTGCGCTTACAGATAGTTTACTATCAGAGATGGGTCCAGAACAATCAGGACAATTTAATCAACTAGCCAACGAAGCATTGACATCATTGAATCAAGCATTAAGCCAAAGCAAGCAAGTATTGCAACAGGCTATGGGTGCTATAACTGGTGGTGATGCAGGATTTGATCCAAATGCAGGCGGCGATGAAATGGCAGTGACTGACATTGCTGTAAAATCTCCTGAAGGAGATGCCGACGCTATGATGGCTGCAGCAGGTCCTGCTGCCGGCGCTGCTCCTGCTGAACTTCCAGCAGAAGAACCAGAAGAAGAAATGACTGGTGGAGTTGGTA